CAATTAGAAATTGAAATTGTGGAAGTTCTTATACAAGCCGATGCATATTTTGAATGTGAAAATGGAAATAGAAAGGAGATATTTATGTCGAAGATACCAACATATACGGAAAAGGCGATTAAGAAGTATGACGCTAAATTTGATAGAGTCTCTATATTGCTACCTAAAGGCACTAAGGAACGAATTAAAGCACTCGCAGGTAAATCCGTAAGCTCGTTTGTCTCACAAGCCGTAACAGCCGAATTAGACCGCATAGAGAGCCATTCTTAGAAAATAGCATGGCAATAATTAGAGAAGAACATGGAAATGCTCTTCTCTTTTTTTATGCCACAATTTAGGCATAAGGAGATGATGTTATGTTTGACGATGAAGTAAGAGAACAAATATTTGCAAAAAGCGAGTTACAAAAAATCGACCTAATGACATTATCCCTTGTCATTAAAGCGATAGAGGAAGTTTTGGAGGATAACAAAGATGAACATGCCGTATCAGCAACCAATGATGAATTATACACCTAATTATGGAGCGTATCAGTACAACCCAATGGCAAGCTATCAGAGATACCAACAGCCGGAGCCAACACAAGGCATAAGTGGCAGAGTAGTACAAGCAGTTGAGACTATTAATCCCAACGAAGTGCCAATGGATGGCAGTGTAGCATTTTTCCCAAAACAGGATTTAACGGAGATATATGCTAAGAGCTGGAATGCTGACGGAACAATACGCACATTGACTTTTAAGCCGGTTTTGAACGATAAGACAGACGTTTTATCAGGTGACACGGAAAAACTTGAATTTGACCTATCAGAGAAAGCCACAGAGGGTATTATGGCAAAGCTCAACGAACTATCTGAGAAAATTGAGCAATTATCTTTAGGGGCACAAAGAAAAACTCCACGAACACAAAGTAAGGAGAGTGAAAAAGCATGAATGTAATGGGAATAATGCAACAGATAATGAGCAATAATCGTGTAATGGGAAATCCAATGATTCAGAATGCAATGAGCATGGCTCAAAGTGGAAACAGCAAGGGAATTGAGCAAATGGCGAGAAACCTATGCAAGGAAAAAGGCATTAACCCTGACGATGTAATGAAGCAGATTAGAGGTAATTTTGGGATATAGCATATGAGAGAACGTGCGCACGGCTCTTTATGAAATAAATTTTGGAGGTAAAACAGATGTTCAACACAGGAAATTGTCCAAGCGTACCCATCGTGGCGAATTTGGACGGAAACAACGGAAATAACTGGAATGACGGCTCATGGCTTTGGTTCCTTATCGTAGTATTTGCGATATTTGGGGGCTGGGGTAACGGCTTTGGTGGTTTCGGTGGCACTAATGGCGGTGTCGGCAGTGAAATTCAGAGAGGCTTTGACAATCAGGCAGTTGTCAGCAAGTTAGATGGCATTTCCAACGGACTTTGTGACGGCTTTTATGCTATGAACAACAGTATGCTCACAGGTTTTAATGGTATTAACACAAATATCATGCAGACTGGATATGGCATACAACAGGCGGTAAACGCTGACACAGTTGCTAATATGCAGAATACCAACGCTTTACAGTCACAGATTGCTAACTGTTGCTGCGAGACGAGAGAAGCCATCCAGGGTGTAAACTACAACATGGCAACTAACACTTGTGCTTTGCAGAACACAATGAACAATAATACAAGAGATATTATTGACAGCCAGCAGGCAGGAACAAGAGCCATTCTTGAATTCCTGACAAACGACAAGATTGCAACCTTACAGGCAGAGAACAACGATTTGAGAAGAGCAGCTTCACAGGATAGGCAGAACGCACTTCTGACTACTACAATGGCAGCGCAGACAAATCAGATTATTGATGCAGTAAGACCTACACCGGTACCATCATTCCCGGCAAGCAACCTTTATGGATATGCTTATAACGGATGCGGATGTAATACAGGTTGCGGATGCTAAACAATTAAATAATTGAGTATCTTAATTGAGTTAACTCGATTATGTCTGCTAAGCAGTATTACTTGATGTTACCGACACAGATGTCGGGAAGATAAAGGGCAGACTACAATGTTTGCCCTTATTTTGTGAAAGAGAGGTAAAAATAATGGAAATAACAGGAATTGCGTTACAGACTGTTTCAGCCGGAGAAGATGTGGCATTTACAGAGACAGCCGTAAACGGAACAAAATGTATCATACACAGGGCCGGAAGTGGAATTATCAAGCTGAGAGGTATTACTAATCAGTGCAAAGCTAGATTTTTAGTATCTTATAGTGGCAACATTCAGATACCTACAGGCGGTACAGTTGGAGCTATTTCGCTTGCCATTGCAGTAGACGGAGAGCCTTTACAGTCAACACGAATGATAGTTACTCCGGCAGCAGTACAAAATTTATTTAACGTTTCGGCTCAGGCATACGTGGATGTACCTTGTGGCTGTTGCAGTACTGTAGCGGTGCAGAATACATCAGCACAGGCTATTGAAGTGCAGAATAGTAACTTAATCGCAGTAAGGGAGGCTTGATGATATGCATAAATGGGCTAAACAGATAATGGAATGCGTCAAGGCTAAAGTTGACGGAATTGGAATTGACAATTTTGAGGGACAAAATCTTGACGATTTAAAGGATTTTACCGAAATTGTTAAGAACATCGTAGAATTTGATAAGGAGTATCTGATTGTTGAAGCTATGGAAAATTCAAAAGACGATTACAGGAGATACACCGAGCCACCATATTATCACATGCCGGTAAACTACAACGACATGGAGTATATGCGTGACATGGATAAGAGCCGAGGTAAGATGTACTACTCTGAACCGATTGCACCACATGTGAGTGAAAGCAATTATGACAGAGCAAAAAGACATTACACCGAGACAAAGGAAATGCACAAAGGAGCTTCTACAGAGGACAAAGAGCATAAAATGAAAGCTCTTGACATGTATATCCGTGAATTAAGCGGAGATATATCAGAGCTTTTAAATGACATGACGCCCGATGAACGCAACCTTTTGCGCACCAAGATGAGCAATCTTGCGTCAAAACTGTAATTATTAAGGCTATGGGTAGTAATGCTCATAGCCATTTTTAGAGGGTATAAGCATGGATATAAGAGTTAATGATACATTGTGGCACATACAATTTAAAAAGCCCACATCAAGTGAATTAAGGCGGTCAGACGGCACAATAAGCCTAGGAGTAACCGATAATACAACCAAGACAGTGACGATAGCTGATAATGTGTCTGATTACATGGCTGACAGGATACTATGTCACGAGCTAGTGCATGTGTACTCGTTCTCATACGGCTGTGACATTGACATAGAGACAGAGGAAATAATCGCAGACTTTATGAGCTTGTATGGGCGGAATATTGTATACACGGCTGACAAAATATTTAATTTATTGGAGCAAAAATATGGATAAAATAGACAAACTATTAGAATACATACACCGGACTAATCCGGAAATGACACGGCAGAAATTGATTGAAAAGCTAGGAGAGAGTGACTACAGTGCTAAGAGCATTTATTTTTTGGCAGTTCAAAATTCAAATTCCTAAAAATTTTAGGATGAAAAAAGTGCCCCCTACCTTTTGGGTTTTTCGATTTCAAAAATCCGTTCGCAAAATTTTACAAAAACTTGTCGAGAACTTGCAAAGAACTCGCACCGCACTTTAATTGAGTAAAGTTTTCTGAAAATTCAAACATTTTCCATGAGTTGGTGCGCCCGACTTGTTAGATATTGCACCCGGCACAACTTGCCACGGCTTGACGGCTTGCAATGCTATAATTATATTTTTAGACATTGTAAACGGCTTGTTTTGTGGCTTATTTTAGCGCGCTTAATAAAATCCATGTTAGCACGTTTAAAAGCCCTTAAAACGTCAAATGCACGGCTTCAAATGTGTATATCATAAAATCATAGAATATTTTTGTTAATTTGTCAATGTACTACAGCACCCGGACTTATAGCCGGACAACTTGCGACAGCTCGACAGCACGCCAAAAAGGGATATAAAAATATCCCTAATGATAACAAGTAATATATTTTCTGGCTTGATAGTCACAAAATAATGTGACCGGGTGAACGTGCGCGCGCTTTTCAACAACTTGCAGCCATTCACCGCACCTTTGG